GAAAATAGGTGGATTTCTGCTTCAATAAGAGTAGGTTTGTATTCCTCCCAAAAATCAACAAAACGTAAAAACATTTGCCAAACATGAGGAGAGTACATAGGAATACCATGTTCTAAAAATGATAATTCTTTACCATTAAGATAATCTTCGATCATTTCATGTACTTGTGTACCTTCTTCACTTGCCCTTTTAACAATAAAATCCGCTGAATATCCTACTTTTTTAAGCCAATCCTCAAAGAATTTACCTTTAGGATAATGACTTAATACATAAGTTACTGATGGATAATATTCACCATTTCTTTGATAATATCTCCCATCTGGGAGAGTGATTTGTTTATGGTCATCTGATATTTCGAGGATACGACCAAATTGTTTTTTAATTTGTTTCATAAGGCTAATTTTCTAGCCAAAAGCCCAGATAAAGTTAGGGGGGTAGACTTTTGAATAAGTTCAGTAAAACGTTTGAATCCTAAGTCACTAGGGTCTTTATCGTCCATTTCTAATAAATGAACCTCTTTACCCTCATTCATAAACTTTTCACAAAATTTGAGTGACGATTTAATTGCGTCACTATCTAATGCTATATATATTTTTTCAACTTTAGAAGAAACAATTTTCTTCATTAGGTTAGTTTGTATATTTTTTCCTAACAGCGGGATAGCGTTTCTTTTGATGGCTATGGCGTCGAATGGTCCTTCGCACAATACTAACGGGCTATTCCAGTTTATAAACATTTCAAACGGCACAATATCGCGAGATACTGAGGGGTTTTTATATTTGCGGAATGGTTCTTTTTCAAAACTACGAGCTGTAAAATAATTTAAATTACCTATAGCATCGTAAGAAGGAATAATAACCATATTTTTATACTCTCCATTTTCACAATAACCCATATGGTATTTAATCATATCTTCTTGTGTGACCCCCCTACGCTTTAAATAAACATAAGCGTGGCGCGCCATTAAGCTGGTAGGGTTATCTATAAATGGAGTATATTCTTGGGGTAATGCTAAATTATTTCTTACTATTACTTCTTCAACAAACGATCCCTGAGGTATTAATTTTTTAGCTTCCTCAATTTTATCGTACGCTTCTATTTTCTTTAGAAGATTAGGAATTGTCTTGCCTCTAGTATTGCAAACCCAACAATGCCAAGGGTTATGTCCCTTTTTATTTTCTGTAAAATTCACCTCCATTTTAGGTTTATGGTGTTTACAAAAGGGGCAGTGGTAAGCATGGTTACCTCTGGATGTTTGTTTACCTTTTCCTAGGACAGAGTCCATTAAAGATACTAGTAATTGATTTACCATTAAGCGAAATATACAAACCCTGATTTAAAAATCAAAGTCTGAGGTAAAGAATTTACCTAGTATATTATCATTTAAGTATTCATCTGGGTTTTCTAATACTTCCATTTGGAATAAATGTTTAGTTTCCAGATATGTAAGATGTTTTTTATTAAAAGCTATTTCAAGGATTTGTTTTTTCAAATCTTCCTTCGTAACTTCTCCTTCAGTTATTTGATGTTTTAATTTAGCATTTGATCCTATATATTTTTTCCAATCGCTTTCTTTTTGGACGATTTTATAAGATTTTCTCCTTCCCCTTCCTGTTTGCTCTGCAAGTTCTACTTTAGTTAATTTTTTCTTTTGATTGTGGTATAAAACTTTTTTACCCACATATTTTTTACCCTTGGGGGTGATTACTTGGTAGACAAACCCAAATGTATTGGGTGGAAAATGTGATATGTCTGTAATTTCTTTTTCATTATATAACCAATTCATCTATCTATATTTATTAATATTGTTGTATCTGTAGTTTGGGATGTGGGAAGGGGTTGTGCTAATTTAGCTACCGCTAATAATTCTTGATTTTCATTATATAATCCTATAGTAGTTACAAAAGGAGAAAAATCTGAACCTGTTACAAAATCAGAATATTGGGCACTCCCCGAATTAAGAATTCTATTATCACTTCTAAGAGAAGAAGAAAGTAAACTAGGATTTAAGGAATAATTATATTCATTAGCTCTAATAGTACATTTATACTGAGTTTCATATATAGTAACAGTTGATTCCCATTGGGAGCCTGTAAAATTATAAAGCCCACCACTCCCTGTTTCCCCTGTAAAAATGACTAATCCTGATTCATATAATATATTACCATGTATTCTACCTGTAGATCCTGAAATAATATTTCCTTGACCATCATCTGTAAAACGTATAGTAGCTCCAGTATCTGCTTTACTAGAAAAACTTCCGGGTTTTATATGTTCTCCAAATTGTTTTGAGGGAATAGATAATACTGAGATTGTATCGTCTGCAGTTACTGGGAAATGTCTTAGTTCATCTATTGACTGTATATTATTTTCGTAGTTAGGATTATAAACAGATCCTACTATAGTCCCATCAGGATTTATTATAGGTTTGTTTACATTAGATACTTTTCCACTTCCCGAAAGATAATTAGAATAATATAATTGTTTTATAGAATTATAAACTAAAGATTTACTCCCTGTCCCTTCTTCTCCACCCCCTAAGGGGTATGAAATATTAGAACCTGTTACAACTATAGCCTCAGTAGTTGAAAACTCAGGAATAGTATTTTGAATAAATTGTTTATGAACCCTAAAAGGGGTTATAATGATATCCTTACTTAGTAATGTCTTTAAATAACCCATCCATTAGAAATCTAATTTAACTCTAATAAGAGTTTCTTTAGTAAAATCTTTTTTAAGTGGTTTACTTAATTTTGCAACTGCTATACATTCATTTTCATCATTGTATAATCCTACAGTCGTAATAAATGTTTGAGGAGAATTAATAAAATTATCAAATATTACCGCTCCTGTAGAACCACTTATAAATGAAGGATTTGAAGAATAATTAAACTCTGAATTTCTTGCTCTAACAAATACAAAATCAGAAGATATATTTTCTTGACTATTTAAGGTAAATGCAGGAGATTCTGCTGCAGATGCTGATAAATGATTAAATAATAAATTAGTATTAATAGCCTTAGTATTCACAGCATTTGAGGTACCCAGAGAGCAACCACCATTAGCAGAAGTTCCATCTAGGGCATGAGGATTTAATAAAATAGTTCCGATATCCGGAAGAAATAATCCATAAGATCCCGAATTAGCTGAATATCCATTAGCATTAACTGAAGTATTTACTGTTCCTGCAGCACCCGAAACTATTTGGAATACTCTTCCTGCTTCATTGAAAGTAGTAGTAGTAACAGCTTTACTATTATCAGTAAGTGATAATGGCTTCCCAGATGCTTGTGATGATGATAGGATTAAAGTCATAGTACCTGGGAATAGGCTTCCTTTAAATTTACTTCTTTCGGTAGTTAAAGCATAAAATCTAGAAGAAGTATATTCACCAAAAGTAAAATTACTATTTTCATCCCCTAAAACAATATTTTGGAATTGACCATGTACAGCAGATGTAGGAGATTTTCCAACAATATTAGCATTAAGTGGAATAGATCCACTTCCATTAGCATCTCCATAAGCTATATTAAACTGAGCATCAGTTCCTGCTGCTGAGTTGTATATGCTTAGATAATACCTTCCACTATCTGAGTTTTCTTGTGCGGTAGATTTAAAAAAGGTAGTACGAGTTGAAGCATTATTAGTCCAAGCACCTGCTGTTACGCTATCAGCACTTACTAAAAAATCTTCGGGATCAAATCTTTTAAATGACATATTTTAATTAAGTTGTTGTTTTAGTTACTTTTACGGGAACTGTTATTCTAGCTCCACTATCTCTACCAATTAAAGTTAACGTAGTATTTAATTGAGTACTAGTAGTACCAAATAAAGTATTAACAGTTGTAGCCGTTAAATTAATTGATGTGCCTACTACGGTTTTAGATACATTAGTACCTAGAGTTTGAGTAGCATTTAAATTAGTAGCTTGGGTGGTATTTACCCCAACCCCTTCATATACATTCATGGTTCTTACATCTGCTATAACAGCAGTATAACCACTTGATTCAAATACCTGATTAGCGCCTAAATAGTTTAAAGTTTGAGGAGTAATGACAAGAGATGCTCCTTGTTTTAAGGTGATTTGTGTTAAACCTACATCTAACACAGGCATTTTAGCTGTGCCTCTAGGTAGGGTAGTTAATTTATACCTTAAATTTTGAGTAGTTTCAGGGAATGCTTCTAAAAGAGGCATATTTTCCATTGCTTCTCCATAATAAGCACTTCCTGAAGGATGGGTTGGATTATATAAGGTATAATCAATCTCATCGTCCGAGAGAGCAAATTGAGTAATTTTAAATGAACCGTCTCCTCTAGCTAAGAGTTCTCGACCCTTATTAGTTAATATAGCGTCTACGGTTATGACTGCGTTGTTTAGGTATCCCATTATTTTTGATTATATGTAATAAATATATATAAGTTAAGTTTCAGTTAATATTCCTTCAGATTTTAATTTAGAAACAATATCATTAGCATTTGTTTTTAATTTAGGACTAGCATATTTAGGGATTATTATTCCCGTAAATTCTATTTCACTAAATTGAGGATCATTTTTAGGAACATCTAAAGTTAAAAATTTACCATCTTCTAAATTTCTATATAAAACTACGTTTTTTAAGTTTAAGTTATTTCCTATTGCTCTATCTAAAGTAAGATATAATCTAGAAGAAGCAGGGGGTTCTTCAACATTAAATATTGTAAATATATTATCACTATTGTATCCAAATCTTATTCTATCCCCAGTATTAACTGTAAAAGGAAAATTAATTGGAGAAAATCCGAAATCTGCAGATGCTGTAGGAAGGGTTTGGAAATTTCCATATTCACTACTTAAATCTGAAGAAGCTGTAATTACAGTAGATGTAGAGGATCCTGAAGTAAAGTATGATGGTTGAGGGGTTACAACCTGAGAACCAGGGCTTTGGGCGGAAATATTAAAACTCCAATAGGGGGCACTTATTGTAGTTCCATCCCCTAAAACTTGAGTAGTTTGAGCTAAAACTAAACCATCTCCTTGTGAAGAAACACCATTAGGGGGAACTGCGGTATTACTAGCATAATAAGTAATAACAGTTGGAGAAGATATTACAGAATAAATTTTATCCGAGGCATTAAGATCATTAGTAGATATAACAAAATTATTACTACCACTGATAAGGGGAGCTATAGCATAAGAATTAGCTACAATAGTTAAACCCTCTATAGTTTCTGTAACGGAGTCTAATTTTGTAACTGTTCCACCTCTATCTCTAAAAATAGCAATTTCTAAAGAAGCATTATTATATCTAAGATTATATACCCCCCAATTAACTTGAGCGGTTATACTATTGAAAGTAGGTTTAGTAGGAGCAATTTCATATGATCCAGTTTTAGCAAATTTAGCACCACTACTATCAAACATACTCCAACTTGCTGCGGTACCCGCGGGATTAGATGATGTATACCAAGTGAATAAATTTTCACCATCATTTTGTTTACCTACCCATTCCCGAGCTGGGGTGCCTATAGCTCCCGAAGCTATTCTTGAACCATAGGCGGTGAGGGGAAACGCACCGAAATTAGTAATATCATATGTTACTCCTGACTCGGGATCGACTGCAGATGGTTGGGTATTTCCTACATTACCACTTACAAAAGAATTAGCTAAAAAACTAGGAGTTGTTTCTCCAATTTCCTCTCCTGTGGTTTCTCCGGGGTTTGCAAAATTAATAAAGGATACATGAGCTTTTTCTGAGCTTCCGGTTTGTGTTATGAGTATAGGCACAAAACTTCCTATTCCTGTTACTTTATGTTCTCCTGCTAATTGAGTATTAATTAAAGTACCTTGATCAACTCTTACTACCACATCATCCCCAACCGCGAAATTTTGAAGAATATCTCTTTGTGCATCACTATCTTCCGAAACTTGGAATACTTCCCCAGACTCATTTATTAAATAAGTAATAAAAAATGAAGCATTAGCTATCTGTTCGGGGGTAGAAGAAACTACTCCTTTAAAAGCAGCTATAAATGCTTGAGTTTGTTCTACTACAGGGAGTCCTCCCAAAACATCTTTATTCCCTATATAACCAATAGCACTATTATTTGTGTAATTTCCCATTTTTTAGTCTGTAAATGTTTTATTAAATCCCTGTGAACTGGCTCTACTTCCAAGATATCTAGAGGTATTCCAAGCTCTTCTTGAGTATAATCCATCTGAAATAGATGCTTTTAAAGCTACCCCTTCTTGTATTAAATCCATATTATCGGGGGTTATAAAATTATTATTGTATTCTATTTTATAATAAATAGATGAAGTAACAGATCTTTCAACGTTATTTAATAAAGGATTAAATACATCTTGTGGTAATTCATTACCCGTAAAAAAGGTTCCATCCGAAGCAGTTGGTGGGTGTGGACCCACTTCTTGTACCACGGCTCTAAATTCACTCCCACTTAATTCTCCATTGTAAAATTCTCTTTGATCAGATTGGGTTACGTGTATAGGCCCATCTGTAGTTTGAGTAGTAGTTATCCATTCTTGCCCAGATCCTGAATAATTAAATTCATTAAATACACCCCCCGCGCCTCCAGTAATAAAGGAGGATGAAAAAGATACATTTATAGATGAAGTATATACATTATGTTCTTCGTTAGTAATATAAGCAGGACGTTGTCTATTTCTTTCTAAAATATGTTGTTTAATTACAACCCCTGTAGATAAGCTGGTTTTAGAAGGGACAAAATCCTTAAGCATTTTGAATAAAGAATTATCAAAATATTTAATTAATCTAATATAATCTCTCCAATCATAAGGACTTGTATACTTTTTAAAGTAAGTATCTTGTATATTATCAAGATTCACATATGATGTAACGGACTCCGATGTAATTGAGGGATCACCGATATATTCCCCTATATTAAAGTATCCAAACGAAGAATTAATATTGTCATTAATCTCATTTTGTGGAGAGAATGCTACCTCAACATGATTTATATCTCGAGTATAACTTTCACTTTGGGCATATCTTTGTTGGATAGTTCTATAAGGAGTTAGGGTATTTCCTGAGGCTGTGATTAAGGTATCTATTTTTACTTTCTCAGAAATTCTATTTTTAATTCCAACAGAAGGTTGGTCTTGATAAACAAATCCTACATTTGAAGGGAATTTTATAGCGGATCCTATTTCATAATTATTATTAGAAGAGGGGAATGAACTAGTAGTAGTTAATGAGCCTGTTACTTTTGGATGAGTTGAAATTAACACCCCGGTATTTTTATTTAAATCACTACCTAATGGGGCTCTAAATACTAAATTTTCTACAGAAGAAGAATAATCTATTCCTTCTATAGAATAGGGGTTCATTACAAAATCATGGAATGTTTCTTCCCCTAGTGCTTCATTATAAAATCTAAGTTCTTGAAAAGAACCTGTCATTCCCCTATAACCACTAGCATTAGCATTTTTATCATCCTTAGTTAAGAAAAATTCATCTGATGCAGTATAATGATTATTAGCAGCAGTAGTTATTGAGTCTGTTTTAGAAGCTGTATATCCTATTTTAAATCCATCTCCACCATCATATATGTTACTAGCTACCCTTAAAGTATAATCGGGGGTTGATTGGGAAACCCTTGTTAATTGAACCCCCCACCAATTACCATCATAAAAAGGAGCATTAACTGCGGGTCCCGTTAGGGTTCCATTAAGAGCCATTGATAAACTAACAAACTGATATGAAGAAGATGGAATTGAACCTGAGTAAGATCCACTGGCTAAACCTGATCCTTCATAAGTTAATACTAATTGGACATCATCCCCACCATTTCTAGTGTGAGCTACTATACTTTTAGTTGTATTAGTTTCAAATTGAACTACTGGTTTAAACCTGAACATAATTGTTTCAGGAACATTATCAGCAGAATTCCAATTTGTATTTAGTGCAAATGAGGTTGAAATAAAACTATTAGAGGCAGCGGATGAGCTATTAAAGGCCGCATAACTAAATTGGTTTTGGTAATAATCCCAATCATTAGTATTATCTATATCTTTTCCCCCAAACTCAGATATTCTTAAAATAGTATCAGGAATACCGTAAGAATTAATTAATGCTCTTAAACCTGATATGGTGCCTTTTTTCTTAAGTAGGAAAGGTAAATTGTGAAATATACGTTTATAAGTTTCCTTATTTACATCATCTAATTTAGTAATATCTGAGGATGCTGTTATATAAGTATTGATTAATTCTGATCCTGTTGGGGGTAATAAACTAGTAGAAGAATTAATTCCTAAAAATGATGAAGGTAAATCATTTGAGGAGAAATTATTTTGGTATAATGTAACTCCCATAGATCTAATAGCATCTGCTACTATATCTTTAGATACCCCATAATCTAATCTATTATCAGCGTCATATCTATCTCCTATTGCTTTTGTGTATGTCCAGAACACATCAAAATGTTGTCCTGTCATATCCATAAACTTAAAGAAAGGTTGATTTACATTATTTCCTTTTACATACTCAGGGAGACTGTTTACTAAACGATCTGTATTGTCAATGTCATACAAAGAAGCAGAACCTAATTGACCTAAAGGAGACAATTCATTAGCGCTGCCATACCAAGCCCCTACTTCTGCTGAGGCTGTGGAAAATAAAGTATAAGGGGGAGTCGAATTAGATTTAGGCCAAGTTTTAGAAGATCCAGAAGTATAATATAAAAAGTTTTCGTATTCGTCTAAATTAGATATTATATCTGTAATCTTGTTTTCTAATAATTTTAAACTTGATGATACTGCAACAGACTCAGAAGTAGATCCTGTTATATTGGTTTTAACAGTATTAATTTCAAATTGAAAATCTTCTATTTCTTTTACTTTATAATAAAAATTTTCTAAACGGGTTTGAGCTGAGGAAAAATAAATAAATTCATTATAATCTTCATAATCTATACTTACTTTTACCCCTTTTTTATTTAAAATATTTTGTAATTCATTGTAAGATGAAGTTAATTCGGTATTAATAAGTTCTTCTGTAGTTTTAAATACTGTAGAATTATTAACTATATCTTTATCTAAAATATCAAAATTAGGCCCCTTTATATTTTGTAAAGGTGGGGGTGAAAAAACTTGAGGATTAAACTCAACATCAAAAGAAACAGCCTCGGCAGTTTGTAACGATAACCATACTTCATCTTTTAATCCAAATTGGGTTGGTAATGCTTCGTATAATTTTACTATTAAACTAAATTGATCGGGATTATTATCCTCATCAAATGCTAATCTAATAGCTGTTATTAAATTATTATTTCCAAAATTAAGATAAAAATCCTCAAAAAATGGGGAAGCATTTAATTCCTCAATAAAAGCATTAGCCGACTCTTGAATTTGATCATTATCTAAAATATTACTAGCTAATCTAAGCTCAGTTCTATCTGCAGAGATCTGGGATATATAATATCCGGTTTGGGGGTTTGAGGCTGCTTTATCCCTTAAAAAATTATAGATTATTTGATAAAAGCCTTGAGTATATCCTCCCTTAATCAAATCAACCCCAGGATCTAGATTTAAAGATGATAAAATACCTGTTAAAGGATTAAACTCAGGAGGAATATTATAATCTTTATAATTGTATTCTATATTATCTAATAAACCTTGTTCATTATAAATAGAAAATTCTACTCTGTCGGTGGAGGGCCTAAACTCAGAAAGTGAATTAGTAGCAGGTGAAATAAGTTTTAAATCTTTTTCACTATATTCTTCATACGAAAAATTATCATTAGTAGAAAATTCTATACTAGATATAGAGGGAGATTTTATATCATTTGAAGAGATTAAAATTTCATGAAATTCTTCCCTATGATTAGCCCCTACCATAGGTCCTTTTTCAGGATGAATATGATAAAACCCAATATAATCTTTTCCATTAGGTAATGTATACTCACCCCCTCTAGTATACAAATTGGTTCTAGTTACATAAGTTGTAAGTTCATTAGAACTTATAGGGGTATATGAAGAATATCCGTTTGCCATTATATATTAATCGTTTAATCCAACTGCATCTTCAGCACTTTCAGCTAATTCTCTTAATCTTTGTTCTTCTAATTCAAATAGTTCTTGCCTTAAACTATTTATTTCCTGTAATAAGGCTAAAATATCAGCATTAATAGCATCTCCCCCTACATAATCAGTACTTTGTCTAATTAAAAATTCATGTGAATTAACATCCCCCGTTTTAGGAATATCATAAAACAATTCAGAGTAATTTTGAAAAAAAGTTCCTACATCAATAAGGGGTGCTTCAATATCATCTGATGGGGGGATGATTTCGTTAAATTCCGTATCAATAGATTTATTAAATTTATCTTTATTGTATACTTTCCTATTTAAATCTACTTTTCTCATCCATTAATTACTTTAAAATAATAATTATCATCTAATACAATAGTTTCACCATCTAAAACTATCTTAAATAATAATTTATAGTACCTTTCAGGCTCTAAACCATTCATATACAAAGTAAAATAATTACTTTTTGTATCGGCACTAATTTTTGTATAAGTGTCGTCGAAATTAATGACAAATTCATTAGTATCCAAGTCTTTTACAGCATAATGTGAAGAAGTAGGTAAATAATTTCTCTGAGTGAAATAAGATCCGGTTTGGTATGTTCTAGTTGGAAATTGAGGGCGGCAATTTACTCTAAATTTATGTACACTGCTCCTTCTAAATGTACCTGGATTGTTATCTAATGATGCTACTAATTCTGTTGTGTTTATTGTTGAAATGACTGATGAGGTAGTGTGACTAAAATCATCCCATTTGAACTGAAGTTCAGGAGGGTATATGGTATTAGTATCTACAGAGTAAAATTGGATTTTAGCCTGTTTATTAACGTTAGCTACAAATTCATCATTTTCACTTTGTTTTATAATAAACCCATCATTAGGAAAGGCTTCTAAACCTAATTCAAATGGTAAGTTTTGAGGTAATTGGACATCACCTTCTCCAAAAGAAGAATATTCATACCAATTTTTAATAATATTAGTAACATCCATTCTTAAATCCTTATTACTACTATATGAATAAGATTGGGATGGATCAATTGTTAAACTTAGTTGGGAACCCGTATACCAAGTTCCCCCACCTTTTACTGTGTCATACGAAGCAGTAACATAAGCTGAAAAACTGGAAGTCGCCCACTCACCTTGCCCCTCATATGTTTTAAATTTCCAGTTACATCCATTAGTAGTAGAGGGACTATCATTAAAGTGTCCTGTTCCCATACCCCATGATCCCGATATAGCATAAGCTTCTAATGCAGTATCAACATTTAAATTTTGTATATTAGCAATATAATTTACTAAATCTATTTGTCTAGAAAAATTATTATTATAATAATTAGTAGTTCCTATTTTATCATTAATAATAGAATTAATTTCATCTTGATCAAATTGAATTAAATACCTACTAACGTGAGGGGTAGTAGTAGAAAAATCAGCATTAGCTTCTAAAATAGAATCTAACCCCGTATTCATAGTAGGGTATCTAGAATAGATAGTAGCGTCTTTAGTAGGAAATATTTTATATACGGCCATGTTATATTGTTGTTACTCTACCTCTAATATCAGTATTAGGATATTTAATTTCAAAAATGCAAGGATCTAAAGAAGGATATATAATCCTATTACGGGTAGCCCCCTCTAAATCATAACCAAACTGTGAGTAATTTCCTCCACTATTATTAATGATTTTTACATCATTTACTGTTTGGACTCCTGAGATTTGGTCTAAGGAAAGGTAAAGTTCTCTAATGAAGATAGGTTGGTTAATTTGTTGGTTATTTACATTAAAATAATCTTTTATAGAATTTAGGCAATTATTAATTACTTCATTACTATTAAAATTAGGCAATACAGATATTTCAAACTCAACTCCTATATTAATAATAAAAGCATCTCTAACTTTAATAGAATCTCCAATAGTTCTGTATTCTGAAATATAAGTAATAAGATTTTGCTTTAGGGTTGGGGAAGCTATGGTTAATTGTTTTTCGGAATTATAACCTAAAATATATAGGTTTAAAGAAGATTGGGTTTCTCCTGGGAGGAGGGTGTCTAATTTTTCGGGTTCTATATATGCCTTTGCTATAGTACCAAATTGAGAGGGCAAACTTAAAGTTCTTACTAAATAATCTTCCTCTGTTACAGTTCTATTTTGTGCCCCAAAATTTGCTAAAGAATTATTCCTTATTTCCTCAACTGAATCCCCATCTGAACCTCCCACAGCTGCTTGAGGGTTATTAACAATAACTGAGTCAAATATAGTAGTTGCTAGTGCAGGTGTTAAATCATTTTTCTGAAACTGGGCATTAGAAGTGTCAATAGTGTTAATAGCATTAGACGCTATATTAGACCCCACACCACCCCCAGTTAAATATCTTACTGTTAAAGTAGTATTAGAAGGAGCAATACCATAGGTTCCACCAAATAAAAAATTGGAGGGATTAAAGGCTATTTTAGTTTTATCAATAGAATTAGGTAATCCTATACCCACATTATCGGGATTAGGGATTATCTCTTCATCTACATTATTTTGATTAGTCCCTGCTCCAAATTGAATATTTAGTTGAGTCTTAGATTTAAATCTGGGGGTAAATCTTCTAGGAACTTTTTTTAATCTTAATAAATAGGGAACTTCTCCATAATCCCCCTCAGCTCCTGGGTCGGGGCCATAAGGATTTTTATTTTTAATAGGTTCTATTATAGTTTCTTGAGCTAAATAAGGAACTTCAGTCCATTCTTTATTGCTGAGATCTTTAATATCTAAAATTTTAATAATATTAGAATCAGTAATAGTAACCGTAGGGTATCTATCAACTTCCGTAAAAACAAAACTTTCAGTTTTTATAGTAGAAGAAATTGCTTTTTTTGTCTTTTTTAAAAGAAAATATTGAGGAGAATCGTTAGAAATTGAATATACTGATACTTCTGTAGGGTCTTGAGAAGAAGAAAAAGAGAAATCTATAGAATCCTCAATTATAAATCCAGTACCATCAGTAGAAGTAAGAGTAGTATTCTCAGGAAAAAGAAGAGTATAATTATAATCAGGAACAGCATCCCCATCAACAATTTTAGCGGGAACCTGCTGGTATATATCTACTTCAACATTAGCTGCTGTTGTAATTTGGGGTTTATACCCCATCATATAAGCTAAATCATATAAATTTGATTCCTGGCGAGCATATTGTAGAAAGGTTTCTTGGATTTGATTATCTAAGTAAAATGATAAAACATCTCCAACATATGAAGCCATCTCTATAAATAAAGCCCCAGGGGAATTAGGACTAAAATCATTATATGTAGTTGGAAAATAAGTTTTAGAATATTCAACTAAAGAATTTTTTAAAGTATCAAAATCCCTTCCCGTATACTTAATATTTCTATTAGTTCCATTAGGATTTGATGTGTTGCTGCCGTATGCCATTATGAATAAAAATTAATTTCTAAAGTATCTTCTTCATTATTAAAAACTACATAACTTAATGATACTATTATTTGTTGCTCATCTATTGATTGTAATACTTCTATTGATTTTAAAGTGATTTGGGGAAAATTTAAAGCTAATTCATCTTTGATTAACTGTTCTAAATTACCTGCTGTGTCATTTGTGATAGGATCGAATAAATAGTTTGAAATATTACTTCCATAATTAGGATTTAAAAATCTTTCTCCTTTTTTAGTAGAAAAATAAGTAACTACATTAGATTTAATCTGATCGGATGTGGTATAATTTAATTTAAAAGGAACATTCCCCGCTATTGAAGCCGAGTTAAAATTTAAAGTTTTTAATTGTTCTTGATCAAATGTAGTAGAAAAGGGATAGGCAATACCAACAGCATTTCTTGGTTGCTGATCAATAGGAAATATATTGGTTTGCTTTATAGCCATTATTTATTATTCATTAATCCCATTATTTGGTCCATAGAAACATTTCCTTGGGGTAATTGACCATTAGGAGATGCAGTATCTATATTACCTGTTAATTGAAGGGGTTGGGGTACATCTTGAGTTCCAAAAGAAGTTTGCATATCTCCTAATATATTTTGATATGCTGTTCTTCTTTCATTTGAACTCATAGCAGGACCCTCTACTACTTTTTGAGGTTGAATATTTTCAACTATATGTTGTTTAGGAGAGCGGACTGCTTCAAGAAGAATATCTTTTAATTCCTCTTGAATAGCTTCTTTTACGGCTTCCTTAATCATTTTTTTTAGTAAACTCTGTTTCATTAGTTATAAATATGTTTTAATTTTAAATATTAATATCCTCCTCCACCTCCACCCCCACTGCTACCTCCACTTCCTCCTCCTGTGACTCCTCCTCCAGTAGAGGCTAAAATATTAGGATTTGAAGCTACAGAAGTATTTTCACCTACTAAAGTGGGTAAATCTACTTGGGATTCAATAGAAGTTATCTGCTCTCCAAAATCAAATTGATCTCCAAAATCTGCTCTTAAATCTTGTTCATCTATTATCAATTTTAAATCATCAATTAATACTCCTTCATCAGTTGCAAACGAAAATTCTGTTGCAGCTTTTATAATACCTGAGGGATTAATGGCAATTGCTCTTCGTTGGTTTAAATTTGGAGAAAATTCTCTTTCTTCTATTTCTAAATTAAATCCTTTATAAGAAGAATCATTATCTGTAAGTGCCGCTTGTTGCGCTCCCGCTGCTAGAGTTAGCAATGTCGGATCTAAAGCGGATAAACCTGGGAGGGTTAAGGGACTACCATCTTCATTCAAGATAGGATTCCCATTCCCATCAGGTACTTGAAGAGGACCCCCAGCCAGTACTGCTAATAATTGAGAATTTTCATCATTAAATTGACTTATTGAACTAGGTTCAGAAGTAACTAATCCTGTAGAGGTATCTACAATTTTAGTTTCGGGATTAGCTAATGTGCTTTCAACTTGATTACTTAATAAAGAGGCATTAGGGCAAATATCTAATGTAAAAATATCCCCTTTTTCATAATTTAACCCCCCATTAGTAATTTTAATTCCTTTTATAGAACCATTAGATATAGTAACCTCAGCTTCGGCTTGTTCACCACTACCTCCCTTAAGGGGTTGTGTAGGATATATCCCATCTTTACAATTTGACCCCTGGTTAGATATGTCCACTTGGGAAATTACTCCCTCTGTAATCCCTGAACCTATACCCATACCTATTAGGTCTGGGTTTTGTCCTATTTGGGAGGGGTCAAGCCCAATTCCTGTATCTCCTCCCCCCGCAACTCCCCCATTTATATTTATACCACTAGCAACATTCCCTCCTACGTTACCAATTTCTCCTACACCATCACCACTTACACCATCACCACTTACACCACCACCAATACCTTGACCACCACCCCCACTTTGATCAACTGCACGTTGGAGTTGGGCGTTAGGTCTAATTCTACCTTGGTTATCTAATCCTACTTGTAATGTTCCCGTATTATTTCCTCCTGAGTCTTGAGAATTTCCTATTTCGGCTACTGAAAGGAGCATACCATCACCCTTAACCTTTTTTCGTTTAATTTTTCTAAGAATTCTCTTTTTTAAATCAATACTTTCAAGGAGTTCTTTTACATCAAGTTTAGCTTTACCAAATTTACCCTTTTTAACATATAAAAAATTAGGAGCTGTAAAACCCTTAGTAGGATCAAATAATTGGGTACTATAGCCATTTCCCCCTTTTAACTCCCCTGTTTCAGGATCTCTATAAACTTCAGCTTTTACTACTTTATTTTTCTTTACTCTAATATTAGCTCTAACTCCATTCCCATCTCCTCCTTTAAGTTTTATATTTTCGTATTTGCCATTTTTATAATTTTGCCCTTCACTTTCAATTTTAAATTTTAATACCGGACCCCTTAATACTTCACCAAATCCCCCTCCTGCTCCACCCCCATTTCCCTCACCAGGACCCGTTGTAGGTATAACACATCGGGCCACCGCAGTATCTAAAGCACTTAAAGCCGCTATTAGGGCAGTAATTCCTGCCAAAACTATAGCTATAGGAATTAATAAACCATCAATTTTAGCTTTAATTGGGGGGATCCTAGGATTTCCTTCTTTATCAAATGTTACTTTATCTAAAGCATCTCCAATTAAACCAATACCTGCTGGAATTCCACCTGGGGAGATTGGGATAAACCCAGCTACAACTTGGATAATGGTTTTAGCTATTTTAACTACATTTAACACAGTTAATAATGCCCCTAATATTGTAGAAGCTAGGGTAAGTGCTTCTAATATACCCGTTAAAAAAGTTGCAATTTGATTTGCTTGTTCAACAATATTATTTCTTTTTTCGATAATTTGTTGTAATCTAGAAGCAGGAGGACATAAATCATCAAATGATGCTACTTCTCTAAGAAGTGGAGGGGCCATCTTATTAACAATAGTAAGTCCTTTATCTAAAATAATAGGTCTAAGAGTACTTATTCCATTTAATTTTAAATTTTTGGGAATAGATCCTTTTACATTAGCTACATCAATACCAAATTGTGCCATTATACAGTAAAGTTTTGTCTAGACCTGCATTTATTTTCTAAATCAGGTATAATTTCATTTTTTAAAGTAAAAGATAACTGTTTAGCGGTAGCGGCTTGAGCTGAGAGTTCGTCTAAAGGAACTAAATTAAATAACTCCATCCATTTTGCTAATTCTTTAAACGCATCTGCTAAAACTTCAACTGTTTGATCTCCTAATAAAATAGGTTCTTCTGCATCTTTATCTCCTAAAAATATGGCTCCACTATTAACTATTAACTTAGAAGTATCGATATTTACTGCAGCTGGGCTTTTTAAATTAATAGAATCTCTTCCTGATATTATAATATGGTCACTTTTAGCATTAAAAACTAATCTTCCTGAATTAAGGACTATTTGGTCACCTATAAATTCTTTAGGGACAGTAGGATAAGCATTTTCTTCATAAGAAGCATAATCTTCACTACTAATTTCCAAAGGTAATTTTTGCCCACTAGCTAAATAGATAGAGGATTTATCATTATTAATATCTTCTGGGAGAGGAATCCAACTATCTTCTGTTATTCCTCCTCTTTGCCCATTACGGATTATAGTTAAAGGATCCCCATTTTCACCCTCAGAAGACCAATCATTATTTTTATCTTTAACAGTACTTCCCAAACGAATTGAATTCCCCCATCTCCCTTCAAAAATATTATCTCCTATATAAGCTTGTAGGGGATGTATTTCAATTTTTTCATTAAACCCTTCCCCTAAATCTATCTCAGTTGATGCATCTTCAATTCTTCTTACATTTCTTGGATTCCCTTGCTCAGCTTGTTCATAATCATCTAAAGAAGCCTGTGCAACTTCGGACGTTGGGTCTGGAAGAGCATTATGGTGTTGGCTATTCCATAGATTTATAGGGGGCAGGTAATAAGCCGTTGTTCTAGTAGTATCAAGTTGACTACTAACCGAAGTTAAAAATACTATAGGAACTAATTCGTTAGTTAAAGGATATGATTTTTGATTAGGGAATAATGGGTAAGCAGTATTAATGTTATCTATTCCTGTGGGGATTCCTATAGTATCATAAAATATGGTTCCTACCCCATTCCACCCTCCATATTTTTCAAAATCGGGGTGCGTATCATCTAATATAATATCTAATACTCTAACAGAAACTATTTCTTTATCTACTTGAGCTACCTCTGTAGGCTTAGAATAATTTTGGGTTAAAGCTGATACTCCGTAATACTGCTGTGGCATTATTTTTTCTTATCTCCGTTGAATTTTTTAACCTCTGCTAATAATTGCTGCTTTTCATTTTCAGTCATACCAAAATTCCCATCATCGCTATTTTCATTTTGAACTGCGCGTTGAATAATAGTAGCCATTTTAATAAGCTGCTCATCATTTTTAACAGAAATTTCTAAGTATTCCTTAAGAAGAGGAACAACTAAAGTAGCATCTCCAATATCTTGGATAAGGGGTTTTAATTCTGAGATAAGAGTAGAAATTTGTTCTTCCTTTTTCTTTTGATTGTTATAAATCTCCTCTAGAATATCAGAAAATTTTTTTTTGCCAAATATATTTTTATCCAATTGTCCCATGACGATAAATATGGGGTTTAATCAAAATTAGTATATCCATTTTCCTTATAGAAAATAAAATGCTCTTTAAATAAATCCCCTAACTGACTAGCAACACGAGTTATATGAGGGGTTTTAACATCAACCATTTCTCTAATGCAAAGATAAAGAGCTTTCTTATTAAAAATATCCATTACTTCTCTCTTTCTAAATAGTTCTAAAATAGCATCTGCTACTATAGCATCTTTTTCTTTAGAAAAAATTTTATAGATATTCTCGGTACAATAATCAACATATTCATCCATAAAATCTGATAGGTCATCCTTTTCCATAGGGTTATAGTCCATATCATATGAGTATTTTAAATTGTGGTGTAATTCATCCACTGGGGCCTTGTCTACTCGTTTTTTATAGTTTTTTGTATTTTGTATAATTAAATACCGCTTAGCAATCGTCCCGAAGTATGAAAATGCCTTTGCTCCGCGTGTTTTATCAAATAAATGTATTTTATCTAATAAAAATGTAATTACTTCATGTTGAAGGTGTTCAATCTCATTTACCTCTGTATAATAAAATTTAAAGGTATGGATTATATTTTCGGTTAGTTTAAAAAAAGCATAGTGAATATCTTTACGATAGATCTCACTACGCTCTTCTGGGTCCGATGACTCATTATACCTTACTATAGCATCCTCCGTCTCTTGAGTAAAATATTGATTTTTTGTTTTCTTTTTCCTTTTTCTAGGGGGTAATGTGCTCATAATTTATCTATCCTAAAGTTAGATAGAATTTTCTGAAGATCTTTAATTTGTTCGTACATGAACCCTACCTCGTCATCGCTTTTAAAGATTTGACGCTCATCTATTTTTTTGAGCTTTTCATCAGAAATTTCTATAATTCGACTTAATTGATCTAAGTAAGTAATATACCCTGCGAGGATGTCTTCTTGCTTTTCATTTTTACGTAGGAGGTTAAGAGTTGTAAATCCTAAGATTACAACTCCTACTCCTAATATACTGATGACGATTGTTTCTATCATAATTTATCAAATAAATCTTTAAGACCTTTACTTTCAAGTTGGGAAAGGGCTTTGTCTTTTGTTGATTTTTTAGATTCTGTGGTCAATATAAAATTTTCCTTCTGGGGTGGCACGGAATTTTTAAGTCGAGGTAACCACTCTCTTTCAAACTCAATACGGGCTGACATTAAATCTGCCTGATGAAGAATAAATGGTAAACAAGTACGAGGTTTTTGCTCTGGAAGATATGTGAAGAGATATTTTTTATTGGCATCATCATATAAACCATCATGTGTTTGAATTGCTAACATTTCATTAAATGAATATTGAACTCCATGAGATTGAAGCATAAATAAACCTCGGTCTGGGACAGAGGCAAATGCTACTTGTTTATTGAACATATAATCTTCTCCTAACTTATCCTTCCTCCACTTATCAGTTTGAGGGATATATGATTCGTTTTCTTCATCACCCATTTTACCTAAATCATGATTAATAGCAGAGAACACTAACTCTTCCTCAGTAAAAGTAGACATATCTGCTCCTTCAACACCCCATAAATTGGCTTGTTGGAGAGAACATCTTACTACTCTATTAACGTGATCTACATATCCTCCGGGGAATGAGTTGTGGTATTCTTTTTTATGAGCGGCAGGCATCATCATAATGCGCTCTTCATATTTTTTATAAAACTCAAGGAGTTTTTCTTTTCGAGGTGAAGAAATATAAGTCTCAATATTCTCACAGAATTCACCCCAATTTTTTTCAATCTGTTCGGCTGTAAGCATTATACTCGGTTTTGTTCGTTAGAAGTCATAGGTTCGCGTTCAATAGCGGATTTGACTTCTTCAATAAGTTCTTCACATTTTGTTTTAGCTTCACTTACTTCTTTTCTATTTCCTCTCCCATTATGGAATTCAATATGTTTTAATTTAGCTTCAATATTTTCAAGCTTTCGCTGGATGTGTTGTCTGTACTGCATTATTTATAGATTTGATTTAGAAGTTACGATGGAAAATTTAGAAAATCAAGGTATTTTTTAAGTACTGCACATTTTTCGTACTCTTCTTCTACCTCAAAATATTTTATTGATTTATTTAATGCTTCTTCTAATTTTTCATTCGCTTCCTCGAATAAAACTTTTATATGGTATTTATCTTGTATATCAATTTGAATTATATACTCATAAGCTCTCCCGTATAACATCAATTCCCCAGTTTCTTCTATTTCTTTAATATTCAATTCAGGATCAGATGAACCAAAAAATCTAATTAATTGTTTATTATAGTTAGTATAATTATGAATTAATTTAGTAAACATTTTAATATAATACCGGGGGTGATTTTCCTCTGAAATTGGTGTGGATGGGGTTAGAAAACTAACCTCGGGAAAATCATCATTGTCATCCTTAGATGAAGAATTAAATGACCCAAATATTTTATTAATGTCCAAAGTGTATTTTTAATGTTTCAAGTTGATCTTCTGCATCAGTCAACTTTTGGATTGCTTTCTTTCCTTCTTCTAGAAAATGACCCGATGTGTGTTCACCAATGCCAGCCGGTGAATGTATAAGGGTTTCTAGTGTAAGCAGTGCTTCCTCTCTGTCCGCTTCTGCCTGTTTTCTCAGAGCCTTTATTAGTCGGTGTTCCATGATTATAAATATAGTTAATCTCTAAATTTTTATATGTTGTTATATACGTCCAGTAATTCATCTGCAATGATAGTCTGCTGCCCGCGTAGCTATTTGCTTATTAGGCTTTATATTAACTTTATACCCATAAGATTGTGCCCACCCCCGCGCAGCTGATACGAGTTTATTACTCATATAATATTTGTCATCGTTATAGTCCATATCAATTTCAAATCTAATTCCTGGGAGATTACTAGATAAAATTTCAGCAAGCTGCATTGAACGTTCTGTTTCTAACCATAATCTACTCCAATCATCCTTAATGGGTGGGAATATTTCTTTACAATAAATATAATGAACCCCATTCATTGGGTAACGATACGCAATAGCTGTTACATAATTGATATTAGATCCTGATCTTTGTGAATCTGTTCCAATATGGGTTTCTACAAAAGGATTTTTTTGTATAATTTTAGCAGTATAATTAACAGGATTAATTTTCCTATTTTTTACTGTTCTAAAATTCACAATATATCCCACTCATGAGCAGCCATAGTATAAGCAGATCCTGTGGCTAGTGTAGGATTTTCTCTTAAAATAGCCATGGCTTCTGCTCTTACTTCACTTCTCAAACCGTAAATGTCGGCTTGTTCGAGAATAGTTTGAATTGTTTGATCCATATGTTAATGTTTTTATTTGTAATTGGGGGGAGCTGGCGA